TTATGACTACAGGTGCTGTTACTGGGCTTTTCTGCACAGTCAAAATTGGAACCTACGTCGTGGCGGGCGCCAAGACCGTCACGCTGACGCTTGCGGGCAAGGCCGTGGATGTGTCCTCGGCGGACGACATCGGCTGGGCCTCGTTCCTGCTTGGCCGGCGCGATTGGAAGGTCGAGACCGACGGGCTGTACATCTACAGCGACACGGCAAAGAAACTGCTCTGGGCCTACTGGATGCAGACGATGTCGTCAGCGTCGGCGGTGACCCCGCTCGCGATTATCTTCACGACACCGGACGGAAACACCTACACCGGCTCGGCAGTCCTCACGGATCTGACCTGGAAAGGTCCGTATGACGCCGAGATGACCCACAAAGCGACGTTCCAGGGCACGGGAGTGCTTGCGGCGGCTCATTCATAATTTTCACATAGAAGGAGGCTTCATGCCTGTTCAAGCCATCCCAATCGAACTGGGCGGCGAGAGCCACACTCTGCGCTATGATTTCCGAGCGCTGGCGAGACTGGAAAAGGAATTCGGCACCCCTATCGTTGACATCGGCGAGCGGCTCAAAGGCAAACTGAACCTTGCCGATTTGACGATTCTTCTATGGACCGGACTGCTCCACGAGGACAAGTCCATGACGCAGGAGAAGGCCGAGGACCTCGTTGGCGGAGAGGACATCCTCTACCTCGCCTCAAAGGTGACGGAAGCGTTGACGGCGGCATTTCCGGCCGTCAAGGAGCCGCTAAAAAACTGACCGAGGGCGGGGAGCCTGCCGAGACGCCAGACTTGTTGACGCAGGCTTTCGCTCTCGCCCTCGGCGCGTTGGCGCTCTCGCCGTTTGAGTTCTGGGTGATGACGCCGATGGAACTTGACGCGATGGCAGACGGATACCGCCTGCGCGAACGGCAAGCGTGGGAGCGGACTGCTTGTCTCCTGTCGGCTCTGACGGGACAGAAAATTGACCTCGACAAGATGCTACAACCGTTGAAATCGACAAAGCATCGGCCCGCAGTCGCGGAGCCGACGACTCAAGCAGAGGCCGATAAGTTCATTGACGAGATGAACGCGATAAACGACATGAGCGCGAAACAGAAGCGGGAGCGGTGGCCGGAACTGTTCGGGGAGGCGGCGGGGCCGCAAGCCGTGGAGGACCTGCTGAAGAAGAAACCCGGTGAGATGATGGAGAACTAAGATGGCCGACGCTGGTACGCTCTACGTTCAAATCGGCGCGAAGATGGATGAGTTGACGTCCGCGCTGACGCAGGTCGCCGCGCTCCTTCAACAACTATCTAGCCAAGCCACTAACGCGGGAGCGCAAATACAGACCGGGCTTGCACCGGCCAAGGACGCCATCAATAACGTGGCGCAATCCGCGACGCTGGGACAGACTGCGGCCACGAACCTTAAAGGGGCCATCGGGCAGATGGCCGCCGGATTCACAATCGGTATGCTCGCCGTCAACCTGTTCCACAAAGCCATCTCCGAGGGCAAGGCTATCATTGAGGACTGTATCAAATCGGCCCTTGCCTATGAGGAAGCGAATAGCAAACTGGCCGCCGCACTCGAAATTACGGGCCGGCAAGCGAGTCAGGAGATCGGGTTCTATCAGAATCTCGCTGATGCGGAATCGAAGGTTACGACCTATTCCAAGCAACAAACTCTTTCTGCCGAGGCCCTCGCGCTACAGATGACGACTCTTGATGAGGATGGCATCAAGCAGGTTATTCAGGGAGCCGAGGGTTTAGCATTCGTATTCGGCGGTGATTTGGATACCCGCACCCGTCAAGTCGCCAGCGGAATGGAAGGCGTCTATGGGCGGTTGCAGATGCTTATCCCGGCCCTCAAAAACGCCGGGAGCGAATCAGAAAAACACGCTATTTTCATGAAGGCCATCGGCGATGCTTATAAAGCCGCGCAAGCCTATGCCGATACGTTCGGCGGTCAACTCAAGCAACTCCAGAACACCACAGAACTCTTCGGTGCCCAGATGGGCGATGTGGTTCTGAAATCTACGGAATTCAAGACGGTCCTCGGGCTGATGAAGGACTTGATGGATGCCTTCGCCGCGGCCACGGATAAGACCATCGGCCCTCTTGGTATTTTGACAGAGGCTATTCACGCCGTCGGGCAGGTGCTGTTGGATAAATATGGCATCGCCCTGGCGTGGGCGTTGAAAGAACAGCAGGAGGCGAATCGTGATTTTGCGGCCATGCACCCGACGTTCGAGCAACTTTACCACGTTGACCTCCCTGCAATGGGCCAGCAGTTAGACCGGAACGCGATTTACTGGATGGACCTCGAGGGACGGGTCGTCGCGATTGAAGAGCCGTTCATCAAGGTGCGGGATATTGCCGCCGACCTCGCCAAGGAATTCAAAGACCTGGGCCTCAAAACAGAAACGGAGATAACAGATAAAATCAAATTAGCAGAAAAGGCATTAGCCGATTACATCGCGACCGGTGGCAAGGCACCGGGCATTATCTCGAAACTTGGCGATGAGATAAAAAAACTCGGCTCAGAACTGCTCTCTACCGACTTGGAGTTGGATAAGTTCGGGCATTACGTTCAGGCCGGGACGAACATTATCACCAACCAATTCCACGACATCACGCTGGCCTCGGAACTTCCGGCGCGTTCTTTTGAGAAAACGACGAATGACATCATCGGCGATATGTACGATATCGCCGGGGCAGTCAAAGACGGGTGGGGCGAATGTGCCCCGGAGTTTCAGGCCGTCGATGATGCTCTAGACAAGATAGCGGATAAAGTGTCGAAACTCCCAAAGGCACACAACAAAATGTTTCAGGAAATCAACCAAATCCTCATCCAAGCGACCGCGACGCTCGGACGCGACTGGGGCAACCTACTTGACCAATGGGCATCGGGGACCATCACGTTCAAGACGTTCTTCGAGGATATCTGGAAGTCCATCTTGAAGTTCTTCCTGGAAATCATCGGCCAGATGATTGCGAAATTACTATTCTTTAATATCCTCGCTGCCGCATTGAACCTTATCCCCGGCATCGGGACCGCCTTATCCGGGGCTTTTAAAGCCGCAGTTGGCCTAGGGAGTGCGGGCGCGTCGGCGGGGAGCATTGCGGGGGCTGAACTACTGATGGGCCAGCAGGGCTGGCAGGGCATCGTGAGCCAGCCGACGCTGTTCCTCGCCGGCGAGGCGGGACCGGAGGGCGTCTCCATCACGCCGGGCGGGTTCGGTGGCGGCGGAGGCGGCGGCAACATGACCATCAACCTCAACGTCACGGCGATGGACGGAGCCAGCGTCCTGCGTGTCTTTAGAACGCAACTCATGCCGCTCATCCAGGACGGGCTTAATCGACGGTTGTTCACCGTCCCGCGCAATGCGCTTGGAGGCATCTGATGTCCAGTAGAATCCTCTACAACAACCTCTGGGACGGCGGGACGCTGACCGACAGTTCCGAAGCCTCCGGCTATTCCGGCACGAATACACAACAGCGGTGGCCGACGCGGGTATGGCGCTCGACCGGAATCACGAGCGAGTGGATTAAAGTCAATCTCGGCTCGGCGAAAGCCATCCAAGCGCTCGTCCTCCACGACCACAACCTCACGGCCGGCGCGACCGTCACGCTTCAGGGCAATGCCACAGACTCATGGGGTGCCCCGTCCTACAATCAGGCGCTCACATGGGCCGTGGCCGGCGACGGGCCGTACACGACGTTCTGCTATTTCCCCGCCTCGACGCAGACCTACCAATGGTGGCAGCTGACGATCGCTGATACCGGAAACACGGCGGGCTATCTCTCCGTCGGGCGAATCTTCCTCGGCCCGTACACCGGACTGACCCGCACCTACAAGTCACGGAAATCGTCCTACGAGGACCCGTCGGTCGTCGAGACTTCCATCGGGGGCCAGAAAACATCGTTCCAGTTGACGCGCTATCGAACGTGGCAGTATGACCTGCCGAACATCGCGTCGGACAAATCGACGCTTCTTGGCATTCTGAAGGTGGTCGGCACCAGCGTCCCGTGGTTCTTCTGCGAGGATTCCACCTATCCGTCCGTGATGACGTTCTACGTCCAGTATGCCGGGGCAATGAGTTTCTCCTACAATGCCGACGACTATCAGGTCGAAGCGGCGTCAATGAAATTGGAGGAGATGAGATGACGGTCCCGCTGGAGATAGCGAAGCCGGACTCGAAACTGGCGTTCATCTTCGAGATTGAGGTCGGTCAGCGTATTGATACTGCCTCGTGGTCGTCCGAAGGCTCCAGCACTTACTCGACGCTCGCGTGTCTGACGGCTCCGGCCGAGGTGCATGAGGCCAGCAACACGACGTTCGTGACGACTGATGACCAGTCGGTCGGGAGCGTGGCAACCTGCAAGATTACGGCCGGTAGTTATTACTACGACCCCGCCGCCGCGAAACTCTACCTCCACGCCATCGCCGGCAACAATCCGAGCGATACGACGATCGCGGTGATGGCGTTCTACTGGCGGCGGTTCTGTGACCAGCAGTACCCGCCGCCCTATACCATTGTCGATATCGGAGGCTTTGAAATCGAGCCCCGACTTCTCAAAGACTCCATTCCGGACATCACGCTGGAATTGACGATGTTCTATGAAGGCACCCAGCGCCAGACATGGGACACCATCACCATCGCCAACGGTGACGGCGCGTATGACCTGGACATTGTGAACTTCATCTGGGAGTCGCGCCTCTGCTACCTGAAAGTCGTCGTTCCGGGCGAGGCGTATTCCGCCGCCGTGAACTGTGTGCGGGCCAGAACGGGCAAGGTGACCTGGGCCGATGACGTTCTCAGTATAGACATCGAGGACCAGATGCTCAATACTGATTAATGACGATTATGATAAACACGATTATACCGCTCCGCAATTACGACATTGTGACATATCCGAATATCGACCCGACTGCCGTCGGCAACGCCATCCCCATCGGATACGGCACGTTGACGAACATCACCCCGACACAAATCGACACGACGGCGCACACATTCAAAATCGTGGACCAGAGCATCCATGCCATCGACGCCATTCGCTCGGCGACGAAGAATCCGCTCATCCTCGGCCTCGATTACACGCAGGACTTGACGACCGGGCAGTTCACGCTCATTTTCAACCAGAAGTTCTCGGTCGGCATCGGCCACACATATTACTTCTCCGTCGAGGGCGACTTCGCCATCAGCGGCTCCAACTATGTTGTCGTCGGCGAGAGTTCAAGCGTGGCGAACGGGCAGGGCTATACAATCAACGGTTCTCGGGGCTGGAGTTCAACCTCCGGTCAATCCGTATCGTTCCAACTCTACGGAAAGGTGTCGGTGGACGCTGCCGAGACATTATATATCGACAACTCAGATACCAGCGGGACGGCTAAAAATTTGAGGAACTCCGCGACCGACACGGCCATCGGGCAGGCGTTCACGGTCGGCACGCAGTTCTTCCCGACGAAACTCATTCTCTATGGCGGCTCGGTCGTCGGCACGCCGAGCGGGAATGTCTGGGTCAAGTTCTATTCGTCGAAATCTCCGGAGACGCAGTTCGGGCCGCTGACGGCCACCATCCCGGCAAACGAGGCGACCGACGGCGCGCAGTTGGCCACGCCGCTCTGCAACGAGGACACGAACCTGACGTGCGACATCCAGGGCCCCGTCAACGGCTCCAGCGTCGTTATCACCACCGCCGACGATGTCATCTATGATATCGTCGTCGGCATCATGGGCTACCCCGCCGCGACGCTCGACGCGACGGCGCTCGCCGCGATGCATACCCGATGCACACAGACGCTGGGGATCTTCGTTGACCGGCAATTGACATTCGGCGACTTCAATAGCCAACTCGAACAGACGGTCCTCTACAAGTGGACGCCCTACCATGACGGCACCTACGGGACGGTCGTATTCCTGAGCGGCACGCCCGCCAACACGCCGGTGCTGGCCGACGAGGACTTCATCATGTTCAATGTCATCCACGAAGTGCAGGCCATCCAGAAGCACATCAACATCAAATACGCCGAGAGCCTGGACGGGCAGACGTTCAAGGCGAAGGATATGGTGTCGAATATCTCCAACTTCTTTTACTCGAACGCCGAGTCGTTGGAGATGGAGACGTACCTCGTCGCCGATGCCGATGCGGCGGCGCTCTGCGCGAACTTCCTGACGCTCTACCAACAGCCGCAAATCCTCGTTGATTTCGAGGTCCACGGTTACGGGCTGAACCTCGTGCCGGGGCGCGACAAAGTGAGCATCAGCCGCAAGCGGGCCCCCTGGCCGGGCGGCGCGATGACGAACGTGCTGTTCCGCATTATGAAAATCGTCAAGAAGCCGCAGAGCGCGACGACGGAAATCATCGCCCAACTCGACACGCAGACCATCATCTATACATAGGGGATAAGCCATGCCGGTATCAGGAAAACGAATCGCGCT